GTCTGTGGATGTTGGAGACATATTCATGAAAACAACGGAGATACCTGGAACCATTGGTAAAATTAACTCCGCTGTCACGGGTCTTCAAAAGTCAAGGGGGTCTATGAAACGTACGATGGTCAAGACACAGCAGGAAATTAGGCTCGTCCAGTACAGCGTGGTGTGCGCTCTACTAGCTGAGAAGTTTGGGGACAATCCCCCCTTAGCAATGTTTTTTGTTTTCTGTACCCTATGGTTTACTTTTCGTAAAAGTCGATAGACTTCTTACCACTTTTCTTGGGCTTGTCCTCCTTCTTGACCAACTTGTTGTGCTCCTCGAAGTACCCTTTCAAACGGCTCTGCTCATCACGGAAAATATCAGAGAACTTCTCTTTGATCTTCTCCACGTCGGTGTCACGTTCCTTCTTGATCTTCTTACTCAACCTCTTAAATCCCTTGTTCCTCTTCTCGGCGGCGAATACGGTCATTGTGTTCGTTATGGCAAGCATTTACTTTGTATTGACATTTATTTTTTAAGGTTCTTTAAATCTTTCACCCAATCCCAAACGCTCCATTTTTTCGTGAAATTCTCGGCGTTCGCCTGGCGATTTGATGATGATACCCGACCGAATACACTCAATCTCCGGGCCTGTGAGTTGGATCGCATTTACTCTAAAATCCGTAAACGCTTTCATGGTGATGGGCACGAGTGGCTCGACGAGTGTGTAGATCGCATTCGCATATTCACGGATTTCCTTTTGTGCATGCGAATCCATACGAAGGTGGAGGTAGTGCATCAGGTTATGAAGATTGATTTTCCAGTAAAATTCTGTATACGTGGATTGTGGGAGATTACCCCGGGCTTGTTCGCGACAACAACCTTCCCCGAGAAGTTTTTCGTAAATGTCAAAAGACTGTTCGAGGTGCCCACGCATGTCAGTGGTATCAACATCGACGACACCCTCGGATCCCTGGTGATTCACCTCAGACTGTCCGCGAAGTACATCTGGACTGTAATATTCCTTGGGGACGACCGAATATCTCGCCGAAAGTTCATTTACACTAGCCGTCCTATGTCTCAAGTGTTGTCTCGCGATGTAAATAGGCATCTTGATATGAAATTTAAATTCAACCATTTCGAATGGGGTCGTGTGCCAATGGCGCATTAGATATCGAATAAGTCCAGCGTCTCCGCGAGAAGTCTTTGTTCCATCTCCGTAAGAGACCCGAGCGGCCTGGACAATTGATGTATCGAGGTTTTCCCGAGGCATATGGTCAACAAGTCGCACAAAACCATGGTCGAGCACGGGAATTTCCATTATATACACGTATCGTTTCAAATCTTTAATGGTATATAAAAAACATGTGATAATTACATGTATGGAACCATCACTGGATACATGGATTACCGTAAAAGACGATACAAAAAAATACAACGTACCGTACCTTTCGTATCGTATATGCTGCAATCATAAAATTAACGGTGAACTCTCCCTGTTGAGGTCTATAGTCAAGAATACACCAACTGCGACGATTTTTGACGTCGGTGCGACCGGATCACAAATTCCAAATGAAATCGACTCGGACGCATCAGTTCATTTATTCGACCCCGCATTCAAACCTTCTGGTAACGCTTTTGCTGGTGATACGACGTACGTCATGTATAAAGAACTCGTTAATTATGATGTACCAAATGTGCACGTGAATAAATATGGTCTGGACGATACGCATAAAACAATTAATGACTACTGCAAACAACATAACATAAAACATATCAATTTTCTTAAAATTGATACAGATGGTCATGATTTATCTGTATTGAACGGTCTTGGTAATGTTGATGTGGACATGGTTCAATTCGAGTACGATAATTTTTATAGAAAAGAGGGTTTGGATATACAAGAAGTATTCAAGAGATTGGAAGGGTGGTATTTTTTTTATATTCTGCCATCTGGTTTAGTACCTATAACTAAAATGCGTGACGATTATATCTACACGAACATCTTTGCTTCAAAAGAGTTTCCGGAAAAAATTTTGAGAGACTATGCCCCACTACTCGTTGATACCACTGTAGTCACGGGACATGTAGGTGAATTCATGTGTGAAATGTTTTGGGAAATGAGAGGCGTTACACCTGAAATGTTTAAAACGCAATGTTGTATACCAAATGAAAATGAAGATAAGATTGACGAGAATTGGAATTTGGAGAATGCATTGCATAAATATCATGGATTATATTCTGTATGAAATAATAAGATGATATTCATATTATTGATTGTCTCATTTTTAATTTATTATTTCTATACACGGAAAGATGTCGCTTATAAAATAAAAAATGTGTTGTCAAAAACTGAATGTGAAGAATTCATTTCCATGGCAAATAAAAATGAATTTCTCGTGACACCCGATCCAGTAGATAATAAACCTGTATACCAGATCGAAATTTTAGATCCAGACAAGACTGTCAATCACCCAGAATTATATTTTAAGTGTTTAGAATTGTATAAAAGACGCCTACCCAAACAAAAAGGTGAACTAAACTATATATTTTTAAAACGATATGCACCCGGCGAGCGCTCTAACATACCTATGCATGTAGATCTATCAAAGTCGACTATAAACATTCTATTATCTAACCCAAAAGACTACACGGGGGGTCAATTTTATTTGTTTGAAGATCCAAAGGATTTACGTGCTAGACGGGTGCACGATTTATCTACAATCGAATCGAAACATAACACGTTGAAAAATATGGAAGATCTACCGGTCGTGTATATGAAACAGGGTGACATGATAAATTATCAAGGACGTATTTATGATCATGGCGTTTTACCCGTCACGTCAGGAGTCCGTTACGTACTTACATTCTTTTTTGATCACATATAAATTCGTCAAGCGTTTTGTAATATCTTTTCAGATCTTTCATAAATCGTTTATTATTTTCAAGGTATTCACATTCCGGTTTATTTTTTAGAATCCATGCAAGATTAGATAAAGAATATCTCGTATTCTTTTGATTTTCATTCGGTTTTCTAGGTACGATCTTTTTGTTCGCCTTTTCTTTCTTTTTAGGCTCTATACGTTTCGTAAAGCTTATCGCTTGCATGACAGTATCGGCGAGGTCGTCTTTTTTCTTAGATGCATCGAAAATGGGTAACCAATGTGCGTTGTTTTCATTCGCTTCAATGAATGCTCTACATCGTTCAATAGAAACCTTTTTTCGTTTCATATATTGTGCTTTACCGGGACCTGATACGTCAGGAATTTTAAAACGTGCATCGTAAATGATCGTTTCGGCCTTAGGTGCTCGGATTACGAAATATGCGTGTAGAAAATGTTCAACCATCTTCATCTTCTTATTCTTATCGGGCTGTTTTTCAATAAGGATCGTATCAGATGTAAGCACCCATGGGCGTTCATCTAAATGTTTCCTTAATGAAACGAATAAACCATCTTTATGTTCGGGGGGTACACCCGATACGTCCCAGTCAGTGACAAGATTCGACATTTCATCGAACTTACACATGGCAAGGTTTCTGATACCAACGTCAATGCTAAGTATCATCTACATACATAAAGATAATATACCTTTAATTACATTTGTTTAGAACATCATTTTGAAAACTAGAGGGCCGAACAAGATCAGGAATAAAATAATACCCGCGATTAACATTCTCTTTTTACCTTCCGGGCCAGCGAATGGGTTGAGAGTTTCGTTTATTTTTTTAAAGACGTCTCCGGCGGCGTCCGCACCCCGAGATAAGATACCGGAACCCGGTATCTTAGATTGATGCTTCTCTTTGCACTTATCCGTGCAATATTTACCACAATCGGAGACCTTGTCATTACATAATGGCTGATCTTCCGGTGTCTTAGGGTCCGCCTTTTTCAGTTCCGCGAGGGTTTTATACTTTAACTTATCTTTAGTCAAATCGCCGTAAACCATTTGGTCATAATTGCTCGGTAAGCACGCGGTCGTACACCCCTGAACAGCCTCACTCTCCTTCGACAGTTTCTTATCTATGTACATGACACCACCCACGAGACCGGCGGCAGCCAGTAACGGTGCAGCTTTTTTGGCACCCTTCCCAAGTTTACTCGTTTTTTTGCTAGCTTTAGCTGCATCACTTACCGAATCAGCATTCTTACCAACTTTCTTACCAGCTTTAGCTGCATCACTTACCGAATCAGCATTCTTACCAACTTTCTTACCAGCTTTTCCTAAATCTCCCGCGGAGCCGGCGGCCTTTTTGGCGGATTTGGCAGCGGCGGCGGCGGCTTCTCCAGCCGATTTACCTGCGGCCTTTGCAGCCTTAGCGGCTGCGGCTGCTG